ATATCATCATAGAGATTTGTTTCCCATGAAATCCTTGGGCCTATGTATGCCACAACATCGACAGCCAAACCTGGGATGTGCTTGCTGTTCATTGTCTGTGATGCGCCAGCCTCGACAAGTTCTTTCTGTTCTTCGATGGTACGCAGGCCACAGGTTACGCCAAAGTCTACCTTGGTGTATTCGATAGCCAGTTCAGTAACAGCCCTCATGCTGTCCTCTACGCCATCAAGTCGTGACAAACTTCTTTCAGATCATTTAAAAGCCATGTTGCTTCCTCCTATGTTTTCTTTTTAAACAAGTCACCGTCTGCTTTCTTCACGGTTGCCTTGCCCTTTGCATGAGCCTTGAGCCTGGCTACTGCCCAGCCATGGGCTGACATACCTGGTCTACTGCCTGAGGAATAGTATGCCCCCAACCCACGTTTATAGATAGCGTTGGCTCTCTTCTCACCAAACATCTTTTTGTATTTCTCTGGTGCTGCCATTATCCCCTCGCTCTCATCATACTAATTCTATCGTAGTCAGCTGATGTCAGCTTGCTCATCTTGTACTTGCGCCTGGTGCTTCTAATCTCAGCCGCTCGTTTGTCTTTGTTCTTTGCTCCAGCAAGATACTTAGATGGGATGTCCTTGTATTTGCTGTCACGATTTACCTTATCAAATTTACGCATGGTGCCTCCTCTCTTGAATACATATCGTGAATTTCTGCTAGGGCAGACTTGTAACAATCCTGTCTGTAGTTAGGCCAGGTCATGTTGCACTCGACTACCAGCTGCTGATAGCTGTGTGCTAGTCTGCTTGCATATTTGTGTACCACCTCCTTGTACATCTTAGCTTGTTGTTCTTCTGTTGGTGTTAACTCGCCAGGCTGTAGCTTCAGCTGCGCTGTCATTTAATTACCTTGGTGTCTGTCTTCTTAGCCTTATCAAAGCTACGCATTCCACCAATCCCCAACATCCCAAACATCAATGGCATCATCACTGACATATCAGCCTGGGGAATAGTAATCCCAAAGCCATGAGCGATAGGCGATACCATGTAATTGATGCCCAGGCTCAAGCCACATATCCAACCAATCAATGGTCGCCATGATGCCTGGAACCAGTTACCTTTTGCGTCAGCTTTCAATACCTCAATCTGTGCAAGCATTGCTTCCTGAGCATGACGCTGTGACATCGTTGCAATCTCATGGGCCAAAGCATTCTTCTGGTCTTTGTCCTCAATGAATTTATCCAGCAGCCCTGTCACTGGGCCAACAAGATTTCCTAGTAAGTTAATCATTTTGATACGTCCTCCATCAGTTTGATTATGTTCCAGGTGCCGTCAGGGTTCTGTTCCATCTGCACCTTGAGTTCTTTACACTGCCAGCGTTGGTCAAAGTCTACGCCACCGTTAGTGTTTTGTTTTATCTTACGCTTGGTAGACAAGCATTCAGATAACTTTTCGTATGGTGTGTACTCTATTGGCTCATCACCACCAGATGTCCACAGTAATAAAACAAATACTGCCTCTATCATTGCGAACCTCCGTAACCGTTAGACCTTAGCTTCTCAATCCTGTCTTCCAAATCGTTAATCCTTTTCTCATAGAATTCTAGAGTTAACTTTTGTTGCTGGTCGAATGGAGCCTGTCCGCTTTCTATTTGTTCCTGTAGTTTTTCTAATTCTTTTGCCAGGTGTTCAATCAACATAAACTGTTCACTGTCTGCTGGCAGCGAACCCATCTCTCCTCTGGGCCACTTGATACGAAACTCTGTGTTCTTTTCTAGGTCAGCTTTCATCATGGTTTGGTTTGTAGTTAGAGTATTCAATTTTTCTACAATGCCAAAGTACGCCCATGTCGCAACACTAGCTGCTGCAATCATGCTGATAATATTTCGTAGAGGTAATGCTACCTCAGTGTTTTCATTTAACTTGTTTGCCATCGTTCATTTGTTTACCTTCTGCCCCTAGCCATAGTCCAAAGGCTCCAGTCATTGCACCAGTCACAACACTTACCAATGCTGCCTGGCTGTTAGTTGGTTCAGTCAATGACATAAACCAGTTAGTCACTACAAAATACTGGTAGGTCATAACTATCATCATCACCCTGGGTAATACTTGATGACGCTTTGATGCATCTAAAATTTTGCCAATCATATTATTCCCTTCCTTTGTAAAACCCACACTATGAAACCAATAACAACAAGAGCCGCAATGATACCCAGTACCACAGCAGCTGCCATTTCTAGATTTGCTTTGAGTTCTCTTATCTTGCGCTTCTTGTCTTCAGCTTCTTGCTGTCTGCGCTTTCTAGCTTCTACCTGGTACTTGACCCAGTCGCTATGTAAACCTGGGCGGCCCAGGTATATCATCATCTGTTTGAGTTCGTTTTCTTTTTCTTTGATAGCTTCAAGGTGCATAAAACTTTCTAGGTCGCTGTCTTCCTTGCCCAGAAACTTTGTCCATATGCTACGCTTCTTTTGTTCGTGGCTCTTTCGTAAGTCATCTGTTGCATGGGTAAATTGAGATATAGCTTTGGCGCAGCTGTGCAGTTCCCTGCCATTTTGAATAGCCTTTTTCACAACCGAATAGGCCGCATTCGCTGCTGCTACATACTCCAACATACTCCATACCTACTTAGCCTTCTTCGGCCTTCCTCGCTTCTTAGCCGCTTGTTTAGTTTCCTCTTCCTTTTTTTCTACAACCTTCTTTGCTTTCTTAGGCTGTTTCATTTTAGGGTTAAGGTCATATAAATGTACCATCGTTACCTCACGGTTTTGTAGGCCACACCACATCATCAAGACTAGTGTAGCTGTTAGTTATATCACGCAATGCCTGGCGATAATCTGTTTGTGCCTGGGTCATGGTCAGGTCAGACGATGCCCACCAATCTGTCTCAGCAAGCCTGCGGTCACGCTCTTCACGCAATAGACGCATAGGCTTTGCGTTCTCTAATTCCGTCATCTTGGCCGAAACTTGTGACCATGTAACGCCAACGTCTGATGGGTCATTGCTTTCTATTGCGGTGCCGCTGTCATCTGCGCCTGTAATTTTATGAAACATTTGATTAAATTCAGTCTCGTTTGTAGGCTCTCCACGGAGTACAAAGCTAGTAATCTCAAGCGCTGAAAGAGCATCTGTTACATCAGCCATTATTTTTCTCCTTTCTTACGCCACATACTCTACTACCGTAATAGTTGACCTTAAATTAGAGTCCGCACTATCGTTATAATTTCCGTTTACTTTAACACCTCCACCGCCAACAGGTGCGTTGACTTGTGCATTCAGTGTTACTGATGATGCGTCTGGGTCATAGTTTACACAGCCAGATATCTGAGACGCTCTAGACCTAGCATTACCGTCAGCCATGTTTGTTTGTTGTCCAATCCAAGCGTTACTAGCAATAATATTGTTACTGCCATCTAAAATTCTAAAACGTACAGAGGCGTTTGTACTGCCACCGCCTGACCAGTTTATCATATAAAAAATCAGAATTTGATTTGTGCTGTCCACCATCGAATGCGAAAGGCTACTAAGATTAGTTATGTTAGTATATGTGCCACTATCATTTACCCCACTTACACTTGTTGAAGAATTTGTTATAAAATTAGAAACTTTTACAACCGAACCATTTGGCAAATCACCGACTGCAATAGCAGAAGACGACAGGGCATCAGCCCCAACAGCATCTGTTGCTATAGCAGCAGAAACAACCGCATCGTCAGCAATCTTGGCTGAGGTCACTGCATCATCAGCTAGTTTGGCTGTCGCAATCGTTGTGCCAGTGCCTAGAAGATTAGATAAATTTCTTGCGTTGCTCATATCTGTTCCTCCTTAGTTTACCTTATAGCCATATATAAACCCCTGCTCCAAATCGAGTTCTGTAGCAGAGCAAGACGTAATATTTATATCCACAGTGTCGCCTGCGCTTACATACAAAACACAATAGTAGCAAAAAGTTGGGTGTGCAGAGTAACCACCATCACCGCCTACCCCTCCTCCAAAGGTAGCGTCTAGTGTATTGTTTCCATTAACTCTCCATACTGCGTGGACAACCCTTACCGCACCTGACCTAATGGATGCATAAAA